CATAGTAAATATGGATTTGAATATAGAAATCGTATTACTATTTGGAAAGAGCCATTGAAGGTTAGAATGCGTACAATGGTTCAATCTTTAATGCATAAATTTATTGTAGAAGATAGTACAAAATGTTTTACTGCAATGCCTGACTATGTATTAATTTTTACTAAAAAGGGAATAAATGAAGTACCGGTAACTCATCCATTTGGAATAAATCATTATGCAGGAGAAATACCTATTCTACCAAATATTTTAAGGGCATGGAATAATGCTAATGGAACTGAATTTAATGAAGATCAATTATGGAAACATTTAAACATAATTAATGAAGATAATAAAATAACTAAATTGAATCATTATATTTGGCAACGATACGCATCATCTGTATGGGATGATATTAGAATAGATAATGTATTACCATTTAGAGATTCAAAAGAAGATGACGATGAAAAGCATGTACATCCATTACAATTAGATGTTATTGATAGAATTGTAGAATTATATTCTAATCCTAACGAAGTTGTTTTAACTCCTTTTATGGGTGTAGGTAGTGAGGTATTTAGTCCTGTTTCAATGGGTCGTAAAGCTATTGGAATCGAATTAAAAGATAGTTATTATAAACAAGCTATTTTAAATATGAAGGAAGCTAAAAATAGATTTAAAAAAGAAAACACTCAGTTAACTATTGATTAATCCAATTATTTAATTACATTTGTCAAAGAATCGCCAAAATGAAATCTAAACTAACTAACTACCCCTTTTTGATATTGCAGTTCTTGGCGGTTCGGCTTTATTGATTAGGGGTTTATATTTTTAAAACTATGGAAACTAAAACAAAATTACACCATTGGAAAGCTTTAACGAATCCTTTATACTTAGGATCGTATGACTTTCAACCTGGCGAGGAACGTATCGTAACAGTTAAAGATGTAAAGAGAGAGATGGTTAAAGGTCAGGAAGGAACTGAAGAACATACTATCGTTCACTTTACTGAAGGTTACAAACCAATGATCATGAATGCCACCAACAGTAAAATGCTGACTAATCTTAGCGGATCACCTTATGTGGAGAAATGGATTGGAACATCTTTTAAGTTAGTAATCGTTAAGATTAAAGCATTTGGAGAGTTCATTGATGCATTGCGTATTAAATCTGAGAAAGTAGTTAAGACATTGCCTGAACTTACCTTAGACAGTCCTAACTTTATCAAAGTAAAGGATGCTATTAAGAATGGCAAAGCTACAATTGAGCAGGTAGAAACTAAATACAAGTTAAGTGAGGAGGTGAGAAATGCGATTATTTAAGATCAGATGCTCACAGATTGGACAAATTATGTCCAATGCGAGAACAAAGGGAGAATTATCAGCAGGATGTAAGACATACTTAGAGAACTGGTATGCCAATGATAACGAAGAAATTCATTCTAAATACTTCGATAAAGGGAACATGGTAGAGAACGAATGTATTGACTTGATGGCATCAGTCTTAGATAAGGGAATAGCATTTAAGAACGATGAACGTAAGGAAGATGAATACTTCTCAGGAACTTGCGATGTGCAGTTAGATGATTGCATTGTTGATGTAAAGTCGGTATGGGGAAGAAAAGGACTTCATGCAGCTTGTAATGGATTAGATAAGGATTATGAATGGCAGCTAAGAGGATACATGCACCTGTATAATAAGCCAAAAGCGATTCTATTCTATGGATTATGTGATACACCGGAAGAATGTAACTATGGTAATGAGGTGATCTACTCAGATATGCCATTGGAGGAAAGATGGACTGCGTATAATTTGGAATCTGATTCCCAATTAGTCCAGGAGATTATTGACAAGGTTGTCAAATGTAGAGAGTATCTTGAAGAGTATGCAAGTAAAATTAATAATAAATTAGGTAAAATTAACTAAAAACAAAAACAAATGAATCTAAAAGGCAAAGTAAAGTTAGTCGGACAAACAGAAGCAGTATCCGATAAATTTAAAAAGAGAGAATTGGTAATTACCACCAATGACAATCCAACGTATCCGCAGCACATCTCAGTACAATGTACGAATGATAAATGTGTTATGCTTGATAATCTATCTGTAGGAACAGAAGTATCCTTAGAAATCAATTTACGAGGTCGGGAATGGAAAAGTCCACAAGGTGACACAAGGTATTTTAACACAATCGAATGCTGGAAAGTAGATGTAATTGGATCAGCACCGGTGATAAAATCATTATCTGCTCCAATACCTGATGATCTCCCTTTTTAGTTAATTAGCTGATAATAAGACTGCTAATGAAAATTAGCAGTTTTTTTATGGTTTAAACTTTTTAAACCATTTTAAACCAAAAAAAACGATATAAGGCAATAGAATCAATACTTTAAACCTTTATGGTTTAAAAACAGAAAAATAAAATAAAATAAATTTCTGAAAAAAAAATATTCATTTTACACTTTAAACTTTAAACTGGTTTAAAAACTTGTAAATGCCTATTAACATTGATTTGTTTGGTTTAAAATTGGTTTAAAGAGTTTAAAATCGAAATATTTTTGTATCATTGCAATCTATAATAAAACTATGAAAAAAATATCCCTATCATATCTTAACAAATTACTTGATCATGACTTGTCTATCATCACCATTGGTGATAAGAAAGTTCCTAATGTTCAATGGAAGAAGTATCAAACAGAGCAGATTACAAAGAATGATTTGGAAAGGAACTATAATTTAGATACTACAAAAGGATTCGGTATCTGCACCGGTTATAATAACCTGGAAGTTATTGATATTGACCTAAAGATTCTACCATCGTTAAAAATGCAGCAGGACTTTTGGAACGAGTACATCTCGTTTCTTAATGATAACATTGATGATTTCGATGATAAATTTGTCATCTACAAGACAGTAAACAATGGATACCACATTCTTTACAAATGCGAAGAGATCGGAGGAAATCAGAAGATTGCTAAGTTAAAGGATTATAAAGAGGCAATAATTGAAACGAGAGGGAAGGCAGGATATGTATTCATCTACGATAATTGCATATCTAAGAAGAACTATACTCAGATATCAGAAATATCAATCAAGGATAGAGAAGTACTGTTTCAATGCAGTAAGTACTATAACCATATTGAGGATGAGGTGAAGATTGATCAGAAGGTGCAAAAGCAGTCCATTAATGTATCTGTATCTGTTTGGGATGATTATAACACCAGGACATCTGTATGGGAACTGATAGAGGATGAGTTCGATGTGATCAAGAAGCTATCTAACAAGACCATCATTCGGAGACATGGAGCGACATCTGCTCATAGTGGATACTTATTCCATGATAAGGACTTAATGTTCTTATTCACCACCGGAACACAGTATCCTAATGAGAAAGGACTTAATCCTTTTGCAGTCTATACCTATAAGCATCATAAGGGAGACTGGAGTGCATCTGCTAAGGAACTTTATTCAAAAGGATATGGTAGCAGAGTAATTAAGGAAGTAGAGACATTAAGTCGAGTTATTAAGATTAATAAGAAAGACCTCAAGTTCCCCATTGAGATATTCCCAATCAGAATACAGAACTACCTGCTTGAATGCAATAAGACATTAGACAGTTCAATCGATTTCATGGGATGTTCATTGTTATGGTTAATATCTGTGATCATCGGCAATAGTTTTAAGATCCAGGTTAAGTCGGGATGGATTGAATCAGTTAATGTATGGATTAGTATTGTAGGTAAGGCAGGTATAGGTAAGACACCAAGTATCTCACACATTATACAACCATTATCAAAGCTAAACAATACAGAGATAAAGACATACATTAAGCAGTATAAAAAATATGAGGCATTTGTTGAGTTAGATAAGAAAGAAAAAGAATATACTGAAGAGATCAAAAAACCATTTAAGACTCAGTTTATTGTTAATGATATTACTCAGGAAGCATTAATCGAACTGCATGAAGAGAATAAGAATAGTGTAGGTGTATTTAAGGATGAGTTAGCAGGATGGTTTAAAGACATGAACAAGTATAGAGCAGGATCAGACTTAGAGTTTTGGTTATCATCCTGGTCAAACAAGGGAATAACATTAAATAGAAAGACAGCTAAAAGTTCATTTGTAGAAAGTCCAATCATTCCTGTATTGGGAGGAATCCAACCATCTATATTGACTCAGTTCTTTACTGAAGAGAATAAAGATAATGGATTCATTGATAGAATGCTTACTTGTTTCCCCGAATTGGAAGTTGATGAGTATAACGAGAATGAGATGCCTGAAGAAATATTAACCTGGTATAATGATTACATCGTTACATTCTATCAAGTAGTTAAGAGAGAGTTGATTGAGTATACTAATGAGAATGAGATTCAATCATACATTTGTAAATTTGATAATGAAGCTAAAAAGGAATGGAAGAGAATATTCAATGACATCACCAAAGTTCAAAACAGCGAATTTGAGAATGAATACATGAAGTCGATGCTACCAAAACAGAAGTCATACATTCCGAGATTTGCATTAATGATTCATCTATTTGATTACTATGATTGTCATAAAGGAGAAATGCTGTCGATAAGTAAAGATAGTGTATTCAAAGCAGAGAAGCTGAGTAAGTACTTTGTGAATATGGCAAAGAAGATCAAGATTGATTCTGCTATAAAAAATGATGCAAAGAAGGTAATGTTTAATCATAAGGACAAGACTAATAAAGAGAAATGCCTCGAGATATTAAAGTCTAATCCTGATATTGATAAAAAGGATCTTGCTGAGTTGTTGGGTGTAAGTTTACAAATGATTTATAAATATTTGAAAGTATGAGTTGTGAAAATCATAATATGGTATACGTTAAAAGAAGAAAGACCAATGGATCTCCTCTTCTAAATAAACAATGTTTAAGTTGTGGGGAGCATGATGGCAGAGCGTATAAAATGGTATTAAACTTTGACGAACTTCCTGATTATTCGGAGGATAAAAAAGAAGCATACTATTTTAATCAGCATGTTGAACGTGAAGAAAAAAAACAAAAAGAACGAAATGCTTTTTTTCTCGAATATAATGTTTATTTAAAAAGTGAAACATGGCTAAAAAAAAGAGCATTGGTTTTAAAGCGAGACAATTACACCTGCCAATCGTGTTTAATTAGTCAGGCAACACAAGTACACCACACAACTTATAGGCACGTTTATAATGAACTTCTTTTTGAATTGGTTTCAGTTTGTAAAGGATGCCATGATTTAATAACTAAATTAGACAGAGGTGAATAACATTGATAATTTAAAACAACTAAAACATGCAGAGGAATGTAAGAAGTATCCATCAATACCACCTGCATACATTCCGCTAACGAAGTTCACCGATAAGACCGCCAACGGATTAACCAAGTGCGT